AGATGAATACAAATACAATGTAATATCTATTCCTGGTCTATTAGCTTCTACTCACGCTACTCAAACCACAGCCTTAGTAAATAATACAATTAAAAGAGGTGATTCTATTGCAATTATAGACTTAGTAGGATATAACTCACAAATAAATGCAGTAATAAACCAAGCATCTGGATTTGATTCTAGCTATGCTGCTGCATACTGGCCTTGGTTGCAAACTATCGACCCTAATACAGGTGAGGCAGTTTGGGTACCAGCTTCAACAATGATCCCAGGTGTATATGCATTTACTGATGCTTCAAGTGATCCATGGTTTGCCCCCGCAGGTATTACTCGTGGCGCATTAGGCCAAGTAATTAGAGCTGAAAGAAAATTAACCGCTGGAAATAGAGATGATATATATGAAGCAAATGTTAACCCAATTGCTACATTCCCTGGAAGTGGAGTAACAGTATTTGGCCAGAAAACACTTCAGAAACGTGCTTCTGCACTTGATAGAGTAAACGTGAGAAGATTGTTGATTGCTCTTAAGGGCTTCATCGGCCAAGTAGCAGAAGGATTGGTATTTGAACAAAATACAGCCGCTACTAGAAATAACTTCTTAAGCCAAGTAAATCCATACTTAGAATCTGTACAACAAAGACAAGGTTTGTATGCTTTCAAAGTAGTAATGGATGAAACTAACAACACACCTGATGTAGTAGATAGAAACGAGCTAGTAGGTCAAATATTCCTACAACCAACTCGTACTGCTGAATTCATTGTGTTGGATTTCAACGTGTTGCCAACTGGTGCAGTTTTCCCTGCATAAGGAGTTAGAATTTAGATATTTATAATAAAATAAAGCACATATAAAATGGCAGTATTAGATCCAAACGAAATATTCTTCACAGCTTTTGAACCAAAGCAGGCGAATAGATTTATAATGTATATAGATGGTATCCCCTCCTATACCGTAAAAGGTATGGGAGCGGTAACATTAACTCAAGGAACAGTAGCTCTTAACCACATTAACGTTCAACGTTTTGTTAAAGGCAAAACTACTTGGGGACCAATCCAATTTACCCTATTTGATCCAATCACTCCTTCCGGTGCACAAGCGGTAATGGAGTGGGTTAGATTGCACCACGAATCTGTAACTGGTAGAGATGGATACTCTGATTTCTACAAGAAAGACTTAACATTCAACGTGTTGGGTCCAGTTGGAGATGTGGTATCCGAATGGATTATCAAGGGAGCAATGATCACTGATGCGGGCTTTGGTGAATATGGTTGGGATACAGAAAACACAGCCGTTAACATTACAATGACTGTTCAACCAGATTACTGTGTATTAAACTTCTAATTAAATTTTTTACATAAATTTTTTAACCTACCCCATATCGGGGTAGGTTTTTTTATATATTAAAAAAATAGTTTGGATTCGTAAAAATCCTTTATTACCTTCATATTTATCATAGAACAAAAGTTATTTTAAAACAAGTATATGACCGAATTTAAGTTACCTACCGAAACAATCGAATTACCCTCCAAAGGCTTATTGTATCCTTCCGACAGCCCACTTGCTAGTGGCACTATTGAAATGAAATACATGACCGCTAAAGAAGAGGATATCTTAACCAACCAATCCTATATTCAAAACGGAACAGTATTAGACAAATTGCTCCAATCCCTAATTGTTACCAAAATTAGCTACGATGATTTGCTAATTGGGGATAAAAATGCAATTATGATCGCAGCCCGTGTTTTAGGATATGGTAAAGATTATAAATTTACATACCGTGGAGAAGAAGAAACAGTTGATTTGTCCAAAATAGAAAATTCCCCATTACACGAGGAGATACAAAAAGCTAAATCTAACGAATTTGCTTTCACACTCCCAGGTTCAGGTAACGTGGTTACTTTTAAACTATTAACTCATGGTGATGAGAAAAAAATAGAACAGGAAACAAAAGGGTTAACTAAAATAAACAAAAACTCTTCTACTACCATCACTACCCGATTAAAACATCAAATTCTTTCCGTTAACGGGGAAACAGAAAAACCCAAAATCCGAGAATTTGTAGACAATTACCTCTTAGCTCAAGATTCAAGAGCATTAAGAGAAAGAATAAAAGAATTAAGTCCGGACGTAGATTTAACTTTTTTTCCCGAAAATGGGGACAACCGAGTCGATATTCCAATTGGACTTAACTTTTTTTGGCCTGACCTCTAATACAGCCCCCGAATTTCGATTAGCAGTATTTAAACAGATCCATGAAATCGTATTCCACGGACAAGGTGGATACGATTGGGATACTGTTTACAATATGCCGTTATGGCTACGTAGATTCACGTTTAATGAAATTCGCACATACTATGAACAGCAAAACGAGACCGTTAAAAAACAACAGTCATCTAACGCTAAAAGCTTAGTTAGCCCTGATGGTACGGTAAATACCCCTGAGTTTATGAAAGCATCCAAAGAATTTAAAGGTAAAACAAACTATAAATAATCATATTTATAACATATACCTTAATAATATATGGCTAGTCAGGAAGAATTAAATAGACAACAAAAATTTAACGACGAAAAAAATGAGCAAATTTCTCTAGAAAAAGAGCTAATTGCCGTACTAGCACGTAGAGCAGGGATTGATTCTAGCATACTTAGTGACCAACAAGATATATCTAATACTTTAAAAGATCAAGTTAAGTTTTTAAAATTTCAAAATGCTGAAAAAACACTATTAACTAGTCTTACTACTAAAATTAATAATATAGCCAAAGATAGTTATGCTATTTCTCAAGATCAATTAGGTTTAGAACAAACTAATAATAAACTTACTAAAGATAGACAAACTTTAAAAACTAGTTTAATACTATTAGATCAACAACAAGTAAAATTTTCTAAAGAAAACGATGAACTTAGCAAAAGTATAGCGGATAGTATTGGAGAACAAGTAAAAGAAACTCAAAAACTTCTTGATAATTTAGATAAAGTAGAAAAAACTTCTAATGCCGTATCTAAAAACTTTGGAGTAAAGACATTTGATGCTCTTTCAGATATAACTAAGAAACTACCAGGTTTAAATAAATTTTCCGAGCCATTCCAACAAGCAAGTGAAGCTGCCCGTTCTACGTCGGCTAACATAGAAATGGCAGCTAAAAGTGGAGGAAAAGGTCTTACTGCTGAAAAAATTAAACAGTTAGGATTAGAAAAACAAGTTGGAGATCTTACTGGAAGTGCAGCCGCTAATAAACTTAAGGGAATGAGTGGATTTTCTAAAGGATTAGTTGCGGCGCAAGCCGGATTTAAAGCTTTAGGTCCTATGATAAAAAAAGCATTAGGACCCGCTGTATTAATTGCTGAATTAGTTAAGGGTATAATGCAAGCAGATAAAGAAACTACTGAATTGCAAAAATCAATGGCTTTATCTAAAACTGAAGCAGCAGGCTTTAGATTAAATTTAGGGATGGCTGCTTCTGCTTCCGGGAATATTAACATTACAGCTTCTAAATTATTAGAAACATTTAGTGCTTTAAATAAACAATTTGGTTTTATAACTAATTTTGCTACTGACACATTAGTTACAATGACTAAATTGACAGGTGTGGTAGGAGTTAGTTCCGAATCTGCAGGAAATTTAGCTGCTGCTTCTGAAGTTACAGGAACAAGTTTTGAATCCAACTATAAAGATGTACTAGCTACAAGTTATGAGCTCCAAAGACAATCTGGGGTTCAAATGGATCTAAGAGATATTTTAGAACAAACTGGTAAGGTAACAGGTACTGTTAGAGCTAATTTAGGTGCTAATCCATCACAAATAGCTAAAGCAATTACTCAAGCTAAATTATTTGGTGCTTCTTTAGATCAAGTAGCAAATGCCGGTAAATCTTTACTTGATTTTGAATCCTCCATTACCGCTGAACTAGAAGCAGAATTATTATTAGGTAAAGACATAAATCTTGAAAGAGCAAGAGCAGCAGCTTTAGCAGGAGATCAAGTTACATTAGCACAAGAATTACAGAAAGAAGCTGGTAATTTCTCCGACTTCACCAAAATGAATGTTATCCAGCAAGAAGCATTAGCTAAAGCTATGGGAATGACTTCAGATCAACTAGCTGATATTTTATTCCAACAAGAGGTACAAGGTAAA